ACACCATACGCTATGTTCTCTTCTTCCTCTATACGTGCAACAATTTCTGAGTCTTGTATCTTCATTAAACAATTCCTAAGTTTGTATATTGTATCTCTGAACTAGACCATGACTCGTTCTTCATTCCGTCTGCAGAGGTACATAAATATCTGAATGCGTCTGCTCCATGAGAATACTCATCATGCAATGGCGCACCAGGTTCGTTAGTTGCAGAGTTTATACTTCTGCGATAATGCTTTAAACACTCAACAAGTCTACTAGCTGACTTATCAAAGTAAACTCTATGGAAGTTCATCCTGGCTATCTTAATGCCGGCCTCTATATCCATACGAGGTACAATTCTAACATCCCATCCGAACTTGCGCATAATATCTTCTGCTGATATACCATGCTTAAAGTCTTTAGACTGTCCATCATGAGGTAAGTACATAGTTCCCCAATTATATGGCAATGCTTTTAGCTGAGATGAATAACTGTCTAATGTTCTATGATCATCTTCAATGTATCCAATAACTCGTAAGTCTGATACACCTTTTTGGCATAGGATAACTGACATGGAGTCATTCCATCCTAAGTCCATAACAACGTGAACCTTAAGCATTGGATCATAAGGTACGTTAGTAATACGTCCGGCTTCCTGGGCCTCTCTTATTTCGTTAGAGTATATAGCACCATCTACTGCAGCCTTACATTCACCTTCCCATATATTTGCATAGTCAGGGTTAGTATTTAAACTATGTTGACGCTCAACTTCGAGAACATCCGGAAACCATGGGTTGTCTTGCCAGTTGACTTTAACTACTTTAGCATTCTCTGGAGGTTCTACTACAAACCTTTGGTATGTATCATCTGTATCTATATTAGGGTTGAAGCTTATCCAGATCTCTGATCCTGGTTTACGTATCGTAGGAATAAGAATATCCCAGCTTTTGCGTGATACGGTTTGCGCTTCCTCGACCCATACACAGTCTACGCCCTCATACGACTTAATTGACTCGACCGTATTATTGGCTAGTCCAGTAAAACTAAATGAGCTACCGTTAAGGCCACGGATCTCTGCTTCTAATACTTCAAAGAAAGCGCCTAAACCTAATGCTTGTATTTGATCATTCAGCAAGGTATGCACCGACTGCTTAATAGATCTCTGAATTTCTCTAGCGCATAATATGCGTAGTGGTTTGTTAGCTGCTTGTATAAGCAAGGCCCTAGCAAATGACCATGACTTACCTGAACCTCTACCACCGTATGCTACTTTGTAACGGTGTGGCTCAAATAAGAACTCTAGCTTACTCGGAAATTTGGCTATCGTCTGGTTTGACAAAGAGTATTCCTATTCCGCTAGGTAGGTTAGAACCATCCGGCCCTGTTAATTCTTGCGTAGCTATAGCTTTACCGTCTAGTCTATCGCCTACTTCTTTAATAGCACCTAAGTCACCTTCGGCTGCCTTTTCGTATAGCTTTTCAGCAATAGCGTGTATACGTCTATAATCTTCTTGTACAGCTAATTTACGAATTGTATTTGCCCATATCCTATTGTTTTTACTAGAATTGGTATTGCCTATTGGCGCTCCTACTTTATTCTCTTTTTCGTCTTTGTTATCCATTGTTTTGCAACTCCTAATAGGTTGGTTGCCCTCTATTATTATCGGCTTAGTAGCCCTCTATAGTACATTTGTTCTATGATAGCAGGATCAATGTAGTTTTGTTGCATTGTTAAGCCTGGGTTAGTTAAGTTTTGCATATATGGTGACATTTGTGAAGGTGCAGGTACAGATGGCATAGGTACTGGAGGTAATGCACCATAGTCTTTAGGCTTTAAAGTATAATCACGCATTTGAGCTGGCGGTACTTGGCCTTGTGGAGGTACATACTGAGGCATTTGAGCCGGAGGAGGCATCATAGCACCTGCTGCTTGAGGTAATGCTTGTCTTAGCGTGTTAATGTCTTGTTGGCTGTAACCATATTGTTGAGCCAATTCTCTTAGCCTTTGAGCGTCTTGTAATTGTTTTAATTGTTTAGCTAGATCTGCCATATTATAGTTCGCTTTCTCTGTTTTTACCCTTAAGTGGATAGATCATCCGTTGATATGTTTCCCACCATTCTTGACTATAGTCTGTATTCTGATAGTCTTTAAAGCATGGTGTGCCTAATGTATGATGCACTAACTTAGCATCTGCGTTATATTCGTATTCTGTTTCTAGCCAGTTCCATGTTTCATCTAGCTTACCTACTTGCTCTTCTGGATACTTAAGCCATTCAAACCTGTGTAGGTATTTACCTGTTTGTTCTTGAATAAACTTAGGCGTTAGCTGACGGTTTAACCAATGTGAACAATTCCAAAGCATTACTGAAGACCAATTCTTTTTAGGATAGTCTTCGTTCTTTGCACCTAGATATTTAACTGGATGCTTTGTTGTGTAGTTATGTTTTACGACTTTAACTGCTTCGTCATTATCGAAGTTAGCTAGGATCTCTGCAATATCTGTGCGGCATATCATATCGCCATCTACAAATAGCGCAATACCTTTAAAATTATTTAGGTATGGCACTAAAAAGCGTGAGTAGATAAATGCGTTACTACCGTCTTTATGTGTTTCTTCGTAGTCTTTTAAAGTATTTAATGCTAATGGTGTAAAACTTACCGGTATAGATGACTTTTCTATAACTGACTGGCAAAAGTTATGATAAGCCACCGGCTCTACCTTACCATCATATCCTACGTATATATCTAACTTTACCACTTAACTTTGTTAGCCCAGTATGCTGCGGACATTTTTCCTTTTGCAATGTTTTTAGCGTGTCTTGCTTTAAATGACTTTGCTCTTGCTGTATCTGTTTTGTCACCACTTACGCCTTTTTGACCAAAGCGTATGAGTTTTTCCTGGTCACCTTGTTTAGCCAATACGCATGTGACTTAGTAGGATGACTTGGAGTTCTCTTAGGTTTATTATAACCTGAGAATGTTTCTTTACCTTTTTTAATCATTTCTTTTTTGCTGTCTTAGCTGACTGTTTAAATGCTTTAGCAGTTGGCGCTCCCTTAGTACCTGGTTTGCGCATCTTTTCGCCTGAACCTGCTTTAATTCTAGCACGTTTAGCAGCTATATTTGCATAGAGTCCTGGTTTATTTGCCACGTTTAGCAGCCTTCTTCATAGGCTTAGCAGCCATTTTCTTACCAGTTTTCTTTGCGTACTCTTTAGCTTCCTTTTTGCCCTTTTCTGTATAAGCAAACTTTTTCATTCCGACCATTGGCATAATTATTTACCTTTCTTTTTAGACATACCAGCTTCGCTGAGTGCGATAGCTACGGCTTGTTTTTTAGACTTTACTACTGGACCTTTTTTTCCTGAGTGAAGAGTTCCTGCCTTCCACTCCTTCATTACCTTTGATACTTTTTTGGCTTTGCCCATTTTTGTGGTTGGCTTCTTCATTTGGTATCCTTATAAAAGTGTGATCAAACTGACACTCTGGACATTGTTCGTAGCCGGTGTCATCATACGGCTGGCCGCATGTACTGCAAATTTTGGGACGCATAAAATAAAAAACCCTACCGGTGAAGATAGGGTTTACGGAGAGTTACGGAGTTTATGGGCGTAGTTATCCCATTGCGTGATATTTTACCACGGAAATGCGTTTTGTCAAGATACTAGGCATTAATTCTTTTTGATACTATGGTTAAAAGGTTGTCCATAGCTAATTCTAGCTTATATTCAAATGCAATAGGCTTCTTAGAGTGTAAGTATTTATGATATATGGCATCTTGCTGCTCACCAGGTAAGCTATGAATAACAGAGTCGACCACATGGACGTTAGAAAGGTCTTGTATATCTATCATTTCATCAAATGAGTCAACTGTAGACTCTCCCCCTGAAGAGAGTCCAAGTGACTTAGACGGATAACCTAGACGGTGATTATCCGACTTCATCCATAAGGCCCAGTCATCTAATATCTGCATAAGTCTATCAATATGGATCATGTTGAATTCCTAGGATACTAGCATTAAAAGACTCAATGCCTCTATATGGGTTTCGTACGCTATGTTTATCTTGATCTGCAGTATGTCTATAAACACTTAATATTTTAAAGTTTGGCATTGGATGATAAAGCTCCTGGAGATAATGTTTTTTTGGTTTGTGATAGAAAAGGTTTTTGCCTCCTCTGATCTCACACAATAATTCCCACTCTACAAGTTTAATTACTACAAATTTAATATCGTTAAACTTTAATCCTACACGTGTAGCTATTTCTTTACATGTAATAACTTCGTCTTTATCTATTACATCTAACAACATATCCTTCATGCGATATGCTTTTGTTTGAATGGCTGTTACTTTCATGACACATCTACTTCTCTAACATGCCAACGGTTATTTTGTTTATACCATCCGTGGACCAATATTTTCCAGCCTGCATTGCGTACATGTTTAACATTATCGCTATCAGCAATTTTTTTGATCCGTGCCGATACGTTTGATGCTGAAGTGGTCTGGATGGCTACTGTATTACCTTCTTCGTCAATAGCCAGTACATCTATAAAACCAAAAAGATCTTGTCTTACTCTTCCCCAGCTATTCCACTTTTCCACTATCTGAACTAGAGGATAATTTTCCTTCTGAAGTTTCGCTAGTGTTAGTTGTGTCGGTGACTTTCCTGCCATTAAATTGTCCTTGGTTTGGTTTATAGATACCTTGTTTAAAAGTTTTTTCTACTTCACCTGTAGACTTATTAAGTTCATATTCATAAGCATGAGGTGATACATCATCACTATTCTTTTCCTTTTTAAATATTGCATCCCAGTTATTGCTAAACGTATCCTGGTCTACACTATATGGCCTTGGTGCTGATCCTTTACCCATTATTTAATTCCTATCATGTCATGTTCCCAAAGATATTGCATAGTATTTACGTATGCTCTATTCCACATATCACGCTTTTGATCCTTGGTAAGTTTATTACCAGCATCTAATTCATAGTGACAATGATAACATAGACTGCATGTGAGCGCATCCGAATTTTTAAGACCCATGCCCTTTCCCTCATTCCTATGTGCAGCCACTACAGTACCGTCACTTGCACCGCATGACTGACATGGAATGTCTCTTAAAATTTTTAAAAGTTTAGTGTTGCGATATATCACTTGGAAACCTAAAGCCGTACTCAATGGCAAAACGACGCACTTGCTCAAGATAGTCAGAAAATTCATTAGTATCAAGATCTGTAGTAGAGCGGACGTGTGTGACATTACGTCCAGCAACTACTTTAGTTTCAGCCAAGTTTTGGAAAGTAAGAAGTTCATGTAGTTCATAGTCATGGTATCCGAGATAGTCACCTAACTCTTTTAACATAGCCCAGTACTTATCATTCTGTGAGTTTGATCTTAACTTTTTACCTTTATCAGAAAACTTAACATCAACATGTCCATTAGTTTTTATTTCATCTTGTATTAGACTTATAAACTCTTGGAAATTCACTTCGCTTACTGTCATTCTCTTTGTCATATTTACTCTCCCATCCTTTGCTTTTAAATACTTTACCATCATTTGAAGTAGCTTTGTATTCTACTTGACCAAATACTTTTTGTATTTCTTTTAAGAACTCGTTTGCTGTTTTCATGGACTCTCCTTATAACGTAAACCTTTTGGATCATACCAGAAATTAAATGATCCCTCAAACTGAAAATTACGCTGTTTTTGAATAAAGATCTTTGCATCTGGTATAAGTTTTAAATCAGCATCCGGTGTCTTGCCTTCATCTTTTAAACGTTCTTTGTATCTGTTGCGCCAGCAGCATAAGATATTATCGCTCAGGTTGCGCAGATGCGAACTGCCCATGATGTCCGTTGCGTCTGGTATCTGTTCCTCGTCTGATAGTTTTCTAGTATGTGCTACTAAAAAAATATGTATATTAAGATCCCTACATACGACTGCAAGTCTATCAGCAAAAAGTTTCTGAGCATTGTAATTATCTTCTGCAATGTCAGCCATTTTCATTAATGAGTCTATCACAAACACCTCTACACCTAACACATGCTTACCCCAATACAATGTAGCTATCATGTCTTCAGATGTAGTGACTCCAGTCTGATCGTAGATATACAGTTTACTAGCTGCACGCTCACAGAACCGAGTGACATACTCATCTGTAGGCTCTTGTGACCCTAAAGCCTGGGCCACCATACGAGCCATAGTGAGTACCGGCCTCATCTCAAGGCTACTTACTAAACATATTGAGCTTTTCATCAAATGCAATATTACTTGTGAAAGCCACATTGACTTGCCGTGGCCGCTAGGGCCGGTGACCAGACTTACCTCCCCTGGACGAACATGGAATTTATCATACGTTTTAGTCCACGGTAACGTCTTGCCAGCGTGTACTTCAGTAGAGTAGTATTTAAGCAGATCATCAATAAAAATATTTGCACTTTTAATTTTAAATTCGTTACCATAAGTTTCTCCATTGTAAAAGTTATTTACCTCTTGTTGACTAACCGTCAGTTTACTCATTGCGTCATTGATATTCATTCTTCCGCCTCTAGTTTAATTTTGCCTATATACCTAAAATCAGTATGATCATAATATGATTTAAACTCTTTATCTGTAGTAAACATATGATTACCTTTTGCATATTCAAAATATATATCTAAATATTGTGGCTTTTTAGGTTGTGGTTTAATGCGATATTCTTCATCTGCTATATCATTGTTAAATTCAGGAAAATAATCTTCATCCCAAACTGACCAATCACTCCAAATACCTTTACCTAATTTAGTTCTGTATTCTATTTCACCGCCATCAGCCAAATGTTTTATTTCTTTATGCCATTTATGTTGTTTCATATTCCACCCTCCCACGGTTTACGTTCAACCTCAATATCATCCAACCAACGCATTTGCTGAATGTACGTTATTGGCGCTGGCGAGTACCCATCCTTCCATTGCTTACTTTGTTTCATTGCTTCTACATGACCAATAATTTGATCTGCTATCTTATAATACTTTTTAGCTTTCCAACGTTCAAAACATTTTTGTTTAGCTACTTTTCTTATAGAAGGATATAACTTCCAAAACCTATTGAAAGTTTCTTCTATAGAAACTTGCTCCACAGGATCTGTCTCTGTCTCTGTCTCTGTCTCTGTACCCCCACTTTGCTCCATGTTTGCTAGCACGTTGCTATCTAGCTCTTCTAACCATGGTGTAAGTGAAGATAAACACTTGACTAATAAAGACTTTTCAATTCTTAGTCTAAAAGCCATAGTGTCTACGGATGGTAAATTACCATCAATATCCTCTGCGGCCAGCAACCATAAATTAATAAGCATTTTTGCGGATAATGGATCTAAATTGTGCCATTCAAAGTCATCTAATAATGATCTATGGACCTTTATCCAGGGCGGACATCTATCGTGGTAATGCTGATACTTACTCCAGTTTCTTATTTTCATACACTCTCCTTAAGCGTAATACATTGAAATATGGTATAATACACGTCCTTTCATACAAAATTCAACTGTATCATCCATAGGGCGGTAGTATACTGCTAGCATAAAAATAGAGCAAGAAAAATATTTTGCTAAAATGCTTGACATTTTATTTCAATAAGATCACCATTCGTTTGTAGTATTTATTAACAAGGAGAGAATAATGGATACAAACAAAAAACTACCTAACTTAAAACCAGTACCAAAATGTGGTGAATGGGCAAACAATAACCCAAATGTATTTGAAAACTTTTTTAATAGAACAGGTCCTCATAGAACTTTAACTATAGATGAAATATTTGCTGACTTTGAAAATGATATTCAAAATATCAAAGGAGGTGAATAATGGATGAAAGATGGTTAGACTATGATGAATATTTAGATCAACAAGAATTCTGGAGACAAAAAGAACTTGAAGAGCAATATCAATTAGAGCAGCAGGAGAAGCATGATGGATAACTTTCAATGGGACAAAGATAAACATTACACCTGGTATAACCAATGGGACTTTAAAACTCCCAGGACTTATAGAGAACGTTATGGTGTTAATTATAGATCCGGTGAAAGTTTTGAAAATGAAGATGTTGCATCAAATAGGTTTGTTGTGGTAGTGTTACTACTCATATTAATTTACGGAGGTTATATATGGACGAACTAAATAGAATTATTGAACAACTACAGCTAATGAATGAAGATCTACGTGAGTCAAATGATAAAGCAGATCAAAAAGAACATTACATTAGAGAGCTACAAATAAAACAATTACAGGAGAGTAAAGATGACAGTCTTTAAAAAATTACAAGAAGCACGTATTAGGTTACAGAATACTGATCTTAAAAAGTCAGGTTTAAATAAATTTGCTGGATATAAATACTTTGAACTAGGTGACTTCTTACCTACTATTCAAAATATATGTAACGACCTTGGTTTATGTGGCCATGTTACTTTTTATACTGACATAGCTATTTTAAGTATTACTGACGTAGAAGATCCGGCTCAGTTTATTGAGTTCAAATGTCCTATGTCTTCAGCAGCTTTAAAAGGTTGCCATGATGTACAAAACTTAGGTGCAGTACAAACTTACTTAAGACGTTACTTATGGACCAATGCCTTTGAAATAGTTGAGCATGATGCTATTGACTCTGCTAAACCTGTAGAGCCTGAAGCTGAAGTAATTACTGAAAGTAAAATTCAGGATGCTAAAGACTTATTGACTGAAGCCAACGCTAAAGGTGAACTTAAAAAAGCATTCTTTGCATTAGGCCCAGAGCTACAAGAAAAAGTACGTGAGTTTGCTAACGAGCTTAAGAAGTCTGCATGAGTCATTTAACAGATAATAGACGTCATAATGTAATTACAGCTAGCAACGCTTGGTCGGCTGTATATGAAAGACAAAAGTTATGGCGTCAAATGACTTTACGTGAGCCGCCATTTGAAGGCAATGAGATGACTGAATATGGAAATATTCATGAACCTATTGCATTATCTGCACTAGAAAAAGAATTTGATGACATTGTAGAGCCTGGTAATAAATTTATATTGCATGATAAATTACCTTTTGGTGCAAGTCCAGATGGGTATTATGATGGTAATGTCATTGAGATCAAGTGTCCTTACTCTCAAGAAGTATATAAAGAGATCCCTGAACGCTATTACTTTCAGATGCAAATGCAAATGGAAGTATGTAAAGTGCCTCATGCGTATTTTTATATATGGACACCAAATGAAACAAAGATACAAGTTGTAAATAGAAGTAAAGCCTGGCTTGAATGGTATACGCCATTAGCGCTAGAGTTTATGAAATATGTTGAAGATGACATAGAGCCTAAACGCTGGACTAAGAAACCAATTTTTAATAAGGAGTAAAGTATGGCCGAGTATGATAACAGTAATAGAATTGCTGGATGGTTACGTGAAAGTAAAACAGGAAGTAAGTATATTTCATTTAACATCAATGTAGATGGTAAAGAATATACTGCTGCAGTATTTAAGAATGAAGTTGAAGAAGGATCTAAGAAACCGCTTTACACAGGCAAGGTAGCACCTAAGGGTGAATATGTTGCAAGTGGACCTGCGGTTGAAGGTGCAGATGAGGATGTGCCATTTTAAGGCGCATCCCCAAGCACTAAACAATTACTTGTTCATTACGTACATTGTGACTTCAAAGCCAAAACGCATTTCACTAACTGCTGGAGTTGTCCACATGATAATGTCCTTTAATATGTTAATGCAATATTGCCATTTCATTATCAGTTATAAAGTGAGTTTTCGCTATCAGTAAAAACATTAAAAGAAAGTAAGCAAATGATAGAGGTAAAGGAGTCGCTTAGATCAGAACTTATACTAACACCGGAAGGTAAATTATTAATGGCCATTATGATACAGGCCATCACAGAGATATGCGGTACTAATACGCATAGTAGGAAGGTGTCTTACAATTGGCTTATGAAGGAAAAGAACCCTGTAGCTGATATATGTCTTATATTATCCGGATATGATAGACACCATATAGAAAATATGCTCATTCATAAGTTTGGACATGATGAGTATTATGCTTTAAAAGGAGACTCATAATGGGAATAGAAACAGCAGCAATGTGCCTGGCCCTGGCGGCCTACCACGAAAGTAGAGGAGAGCCGACCTCTGGTCAAACGGCAGTTATGTACGTATTAATGAATAGAGCGCAAAATACTAAAAACGTGTGCAATGAGTTATATAAGCCAAAACAATTTTCATTTATAGGTAATGTTGAACTAGCATCAAAATTTCAGTTGCAACCTTATTTAAACATGGCGTATAATGTGCTGCATAAGAAAGTAAAAGACCCAACAAAAGGTGCAACGTATTTTCATAGAAAAGATATTAAACCTGTGTGGGCCAATGATAAACCAGCTAAAGTGGCGATAGGTAACCACATATTTTATTGAGGCTATTATGGATAAACCAGCAGCGTATCTGTTTGAAGAATTTGACACTTTTACCGGTGATCTTATGAAGTCTTATTTGTGGTCATTTCATCCTAATGAATTATCATACTTAAGAGATCTAAAAGGTAAAACACATCATATAAAAATAACACCTTTGTATAGAGGTGAGCCTGTAGAGGAATATAGAGGAATGTCAAAATACGATACCAAGCGCTTGGTAGAAGCTAATAATGGACTATGATGTATACACTACTAGACGATAGAAAAAAAGCTGA